CTTCCTTTAAATCAAAGAATTTAATAATGTCGCTGGTCAAGTGTTGCTCGTGACATTATTAAATTCTTTGATTTAAAGGAAGATGCAAAAGTATTAGATATTGGGTGCGGCAAGGGCTTTTTGGTTTATGATTTATTAGCCAATGGAATCCTGGGTTCTTATGGATTGGATGTTTCGGAATATGCTATTGAACATAGTAAAATCAGGCATAGAGTCAGACAAGGCAACGCTTTAAAACTTCCATTTTCAGACAAATCTTTCGATTTGGTTGTTTCAATAAACGTGATTCATAATCTACCGCGTGATGGCGTTATTCGTGCATTGAAGGAAATTGAGCGCGTGTCGGATAAGGCGTATATCGTAGTTGATAGCTATAATACTCCAGAGGAAAAAGCGATTTTTGAAAGCTGGGTTCTGACTGCGGAGACTCATGGGTATCCAAGTGATTGGTTGAAAATTTTCGATGAAGCTGGATATAAGGGGTATTACAGTTGGAATCTATTATAGAAAAAATGCTTTTAATTCGTCGTGTGGAAGAGGAGATTGTTTCTCGCTACCCGAAACAATTAATGAGGTGTCCGGTTCATCTCAGCATATCTCAAGAAGCGATTGCCGTAGGTGTTTGTCATCATCTACGCAAGGAAGATTCTGTTTTTTCCACACATCGTTCACACGCTCATTATCTTGCCAAAAATGGTGACTTAGACAAAATGATTTTAGAGATTCATGGCAAGATAGGCGGTTGCCAAGATGGCCGAGCAGGTTCAATGCACCTAAACGATAAATCTGTAAACGTGATGTCTATTCCCATCGTCGCCAGCGCCGTCCCTCTTGCTGTAGGCGTTGCCCTAGCCAACAAAATTGATGGTAACGGCAACATCGTAGTTTGCTTCTTTGGTGATGCAGCGGTTGAGGAAGGCGTGTTTTCTGAAAGCATGAACTTCGCCTCCCTCATGCAATTGCCTATTATTTTTGTGTGCGAAGATAATTCTTACTCAGTTGATACGCATATTAAGAAGCGTCAGCCAGATAGAAATTTGGTTGATTTAGGAAAAGCACATAATATTTTTTCAATGGTTATTGATAGTCATAATGTTTTTAAAATAGCAGAGAGATTTAAAGACGAAATATCTTTCGTTAGAGATAAGCAGAAGCCTATTTTTGTTGTGATGAAAACTCAGCGTTCGCATGTTCATTGTGGTGTTGATAAGGAGTTTGAATTGGAAAACGATCCGTTGGATGTTACAAAGCATCCTGACGATACCGAAATAATGGTGCGGATTACCAAAGCTTTCGATGCTGCCGAGGCCGCACCATTACCAACCCCAGACATGGCGAGCAAGCATGTCTACGCCTAGAATCATCACCTCAGCCCAAGCCATCAACGAAGCCCTAGCAATCGTCGGAGAGCGCGACAAACGCGTATTGCTCATGGGGCAGGGTATAGACGACAAAGGAGCATTTTATGGTACTACGGAAGGATTATCGCATATATACGGTGACAGACTTATTGAAACACCCGTTTCTGAAAATGCGATGGTGGGAGTTGCAGTGGGATTGGCCATCTCAGGAAAACGACCTGTCATCCAATTCCATAGAGTCGAATTTGCCCTCCTTGCCATGGAACAAATCATCAATAATGCCGCCAAAATGCATTATATTAGCAATGGACAGCACAAATGTCCGTTAGTGATACGCATGATTGTCGGGCGCGGCTGGGGTCAAGGGCCATGTCATTCGCAGAGTTTAGAGGCTATGTTTGCCTATATACCGGGATTGAAAGTTTTGATGCCTACATTTCCTGCTGATTATAAGGGTATGCTGATTTCAGCGATAGAGGATGATAACCCTGTGGTGATTATCGAGCATCGCTGGACGCATTATGTGAAGGGTAACGTGCCAGAAGGGTATTACAAGATCGATATTAATTGGCCTACGCAACTGCGTGAGGGAAAATATCAAACAATAGTAGCTAGTTCATATTCTGTTTTATCTCAGATGAATGTAGAAGATTCTGATGTATTTGATCTCAGGGTAATGCGTCCATTAAAATTATTTGGTATCATAGAATCGGTACGAAAAACAGGCCATCTAATTATCTATGATACAGGTTATAAAACTTTAGGTATCGGTGCTGAGATTATCGCTCAGTGTGTAGAAGAAGGTTTAAAATTCACTGTAGAGCGTCATGGCATCCCCGATCATCCTATCCCATCCTCACGTGGGTATTTGCCAGCGATATATCCTGATGGTTGTGGAGATCAGCCTAATCCTGAGTTTCAAGGGCCATTTTAGCAACAGTATCAACATCTCTTTGTAAATGTGGTCCAATCCCATTTCCGGGTTTTAGATAAGCGTGTTGACCTATGCGCTTGTCGGACTGCAAAGCTGGTATAATATCATTCCAATTAGCCCCTATTTCCTCAGCTATTTTTGCTAATTTATTGGTGGTTTCGAGTTGTGCGACAAGATATAGATTGATGGCAATTTTTGATAGTTCAGCAGATTCGTAGGACATATGTAAAATAGGGCAATTGAATGATTGTAGAAATGTTAAATATCTTACATCAATAAATTCATTATCTCCTATAATAATTCTTTCAGGATTTAGTGCTCTTTCTAGGGCTTCATCATTTATCTTGAGAGTTTCAACCTGATAATAAAGTTGATATGTTGGCCATTTTATAGTGCGGGTAAATCCTGGGTCTACTTGGCAGAGAACGACGAGTATCGCGTCTTTTTTTAGTCTTGGTAAGATTTTTTCTACCGCTTCTTCTGGCGATACATCACTCGGCCTATCAGGGGAAATATATACAATATCACATTCCTCAATTTTTTCTGTGACTTCAAATCCATTAATCTTAGAGGCCTCCGCGCTATGCGTTCCGAGATGTCCGTAGTCAGAAAATCCAATTATAGGCTTACTCATACTTACTTAACTTTCTCAAAACATCTTCTGGTTTAATCAGAACATTCCCATCTATTTCACACTCACAAGCAGCGGCCATTGAACCGATAATGCACGCCTGAGGGAGTGATTTGGTTGCGAGCATAGTAAGGGTAGCATAGGCAAGGAAGGCATCGCCAGCGCCAACGGCATCCTTAACATTATTAGAAAAACTATCTACTGAATAAGGCAAATCATTCTCTAAGAAGAACGCGCCTCGCTCACCGAGTTTAAGAATGATATTTTTAGCCATTGCTGCTTCTTTAGTAAGGGATACAAGATTACCAATATTTGAATCCTGATCTGCAAGTGCAAAACGCGCCTCTTTTTCATTAGGGGTGATTAAATCAAATCCTTTGAATTCGGTGATATTTCCCCAACGAGATGCTACCTGACTATCGGCTACAGTAAAAATTCTATCAGGAATAGCTGTTGAAAAATCATTGATGGTTGCTTTGCTGAATATCCCGTGTCGAAAATCAGAGAATACGACACAATCTGCCGTAGTCTCTTTAATATCGCTTACAATTTCTTTAGCAATCCTTGCTGAAATAGGTGCATTATCTAGAGTATCTATCTTCAGTAAACGCGATCCGCCAGCTATAATTGTATTCTTATGTGTAGTAGGGCGTGTTTCGTCAATAATTGCATTGATTTTGACGCCTTCTATCTTCCTAGCTAGTGCACCATTCTTATCATTTCCGAGAACTGTCGTAAAAGTTACGTTTGCCCCAGCAGCAGCTAAATGCTGTGCCACGATTGCCGCTCCTCCGATGTAGTCTTCCTGACCGTCATAGAGGACGCTAAATGTTGGGGTTTTTGCATTGCTGCCTATAAGATTTGTTCGTGTGTATGTGTCTATAATAGTGTCCCCGATAACATGTACTTTAAAATCTTTGAACTTGGTGAAAGCATCCCGCAACATATCGAATGTAATATCGAACCTCTTCATTAGGCTGATAAGTTTTTCGATATGAAGTTTTGGAAGATGTGTGTTTAAGAGCTTTGTGGAACTGTAAACAATGTCACCTGGGGTGAAGATCATTTCTCCGCCATAGCTTTCTACGGCTTGTGTTTCGGCTGATGTTGCGGGGTTATCAGCCCCATACTCGAATCCTTTGGCAAAATAATCGGGTTTCAATTCATTGATAAGCCCAATAGCATCAGGAGCATCTGTGATTAGCACATAATCAACCATTTCAAGGGCAGATAGGCTTTCAGCGCGGATTTGCTGAGGTACATGTGGTCGATAGATACCTTTGGTGATATGCTTATCTGCTGTCAAACTAGCGACAAGAATCTCAGCTTTAGACTTTGCGTAGTTCAAGTGTCGAATATGGCCGGGATGCAAAATATCAAAGCAGCCATGCGCTAAGATTACCTTCTTAGAACGGTCTAGCTTTTCAATAAGCAGTGGTAGCGTGGATATTTTGGAGGACATTTGCGATCCCTTCCTCGAATGTTACTTTCGGTTCCCATCCAAGCTGGGTTTTAATCTTGGTAATATCAGCACAGGTAATATCAGGTTCATGTGATCGCTTAGGGATATAGGTTTTCTCACCTCCCAATAATTCCAGCATACGATTGACACTCTGAGGATTGCCAGTACCACAGTTGAATCGTTCACCACGAATATCTGTCTCGGCGGCGGCTAGGAAGGCTCTAGCTACGTCAGTTACATACACAAAGTCACGTTTTTGCTCACCATCACCAACCACCGTGAATGGCTTTCCTGAGAGCTTCTGCTGGATGAATATACCAAGTCCTGTAGGGCCTACCCTAGGGCCGTATGCATCAAAAATACAGATTGCATTGGCAGGTAAGTCAAAAAATTGATTCCAATGGAATACAGCTTGCTCACCTAGATATTTGGAAAGTCCGTAAGGGTGTTGTAAATTGATAGGACAATTTTCACTTGTCGGAACCTCAGATGCTACCCCATAGTTTGCCGATGACGAAGCATATACAAACTTTTTTACTTTAGCATGTCGGCACGCTTCTAACATTCTCACAGTTCCTTGCACATTCGTCATCATATATTCAGATGGGCGTTCAAATGATGGACGAATACTTCCTAGACCTGCAAGGTGGAAATAGTAATCTACATCTTCCATAACTGGATTTTCTGGCTCAAAGGTATTGATGTCTGCAATTCGGATAGATAGGTTTGGGTTGATAATGCAATGATCTAAGTTAGATAAACCGCGTTCTTTTCCTGAGTCTATTACGCGAACCCGATGCCCTTTCTCAAGAAGGAGATCAACTAAGTGACTACCCACGAAGCCAAAACCACCAGAAACAACGGATATAGTCATAATGCATTTATCCTTTTCAATCTTCTTACGGGATAATAAATATCGTCTTCTAAGCAATTAGGAACTTCAAATCTGCGGAATTCTTTAGCTAAACCGCGTATAGCGTCTTCAACAGAAAATTGCGGAACGAAGCCAAGGGCATTTTTAATCTTGTCAGAATTTATATGGTAGGAGCGAATGTCATCATCACTGGATTTTACTTCGATTTCGACATTTTTCTTAACTCCATATTTCGTGTATTCTCCTTCCACAACTTTTTTTACCAGTTCTGCAATTTGCAATATGGACATATTCTGAAAGCCGACATTGAATATTTGATTGGCTATTTTTTCGGTAGGAGCAGTCATCAGTAATTTTACTACTTCTGCATAGTCTTTGACATGCAGGTTCGGGCGTAATTGTGAGCCGCCGAAAACTGTGATTTTATCTTTCATGCAAGCATGGCAGGTAAGAATATTGACTGATAAATCCAATCTTAGGCGAGGAGCATATCCACATACTGTTGCTGGTCGGAATATAACACCAACAAAATCAGCATCCGTATGTTTGAATAATATCGGCTCCACAAGTCCCTTGTATTTGTTATAAAGGGTGAGGGGCACCAAAGGGTGATCTTCGAATACATCTGGTGCATCTGATACACCGTAGACGGAACTTGTAGATGCATGAATAAAGCGTTTAATTCCTGAGCGTTTTGCTGCCAAAACCATTGGCTCAAAGGCATCATAATTTATACTGATTGAAAGGGCATCATCTAGCTCAAAGCTTGCATCATTGGTAATACATGCAAGATTGATAAAAATGTCATGCTCCTTGCAAGCCTCTTCCAATTTGGCGGTATCACGAATGTCGCCTTCAATAATTTTTAGGTTAGGTAATCCTGTTAAATGCTCTTTTCCAAAGTAAAGAATGTCATATCCGGTAACTTCGTGTCCAGCGAATACTAAAGAGGGTATAAGAACGCTTGCTGTGTAGCCGCACGCGCCAGTGATAAAGACGCGACTCATAATACATATCCCGATTTAGCCGCATCGTTATAGAACATGCGAACCGTGTCTAGTGAAAATTCTGTTAAGTCTTTATCTTTAAATTTTTCGTACCTCGAAAGAATATCTGGTGTGACAGTGATGATGTGGCAGCCTTGATTTGATGCTTGATATATATTTAAAACCTCACGGCAAGATGCCCAGAGGATTTTTATTGGTGGGTCTGTATCTACTACTGCATTGGCAATAATAGATTCGGCATCACCACCAGTGTCGGTTATACGGCCAGCAAAGATAGAAATTATCCCGCTCTTCATTGCTTTTGCAATTTCATTTACCTGTTCTTCCGTAAATACTGCCGTCACGTTGCATACGATTCCATCATCGCTCAATTTCTTCACCAGCGGTGCGGCGCTCTCACCTTCTGTATTAGTTATCGGAATTTTAACATTTACATTACTACCCCATGACGCAATCTTACGAGCCTGACACTCCATTTCATCCCACTCATCGGAGAACACCTCAAAAGAGATTGGTAGTCCATCGGCAATTTCTAATGCTTCTTTGCAGAATGCTTCGTAGTCCGTGACACCGGCTTGCCTAGCCAGCGAAGGGTTGGTCGTAAACCCGCGTACAAGTGGGTTCTTACGCCCTTCGCACATGGCTTCGAGATTTGCACCGTCTAAATAAATATCAATTCCCATAATTCCTCTTTCGGTGTATTATCGTATTACATTATGGCATTTTATTTTTAGGTCAAGAAGATATTGTGGATAAGAAAATAGTTAGTCATCTTTTGGAGTTAAAACTTCGGCGTCAAGCTGAGGATGATTTTTACACCTTTGTTCAGCAGGCTTGGCATATCATTGAGCCTGGTTCTCCTTTCGTTGGTGGATGGGCAATTCGTGTAATATGTGAGCATTTGGAGGAGGTGTATCATGGCCGAATACGAAAATTATTGATAAATCAACCTCCGCGTACTTCTAAAAGTTCCCTAGTATCTGTACTTTTTCCTGTGTGGTGCTGGCTAAAGCGACCAAGCGAACAGTTTATGTGCGTAAGTTATGCAGAATCTCTAGCAAAACGCGATAACGTAAAGGCTCGTCGTCTTATAAAATCCAGATGGTTTCAGAATCGATGGCCTATGGCGCTTGCTGAAGATCAGGACACAAAAACATATATTGAAAATACTCAAGGTGGCTATCGGTATGTGACTGGTATTGATGGTTCTGTGACAGGTTTCGGAGCCAGTACAATCATTATGGATGATCCAAATTCAGCACGCGATAATAGTGAAGTAATGCTTGAAAGTGCTTTATCATTTTATACAGATGTTCTGCCAACTCGTTTTAATGATTTTAAAACTGGAAAGATGATTGTTGTGCAACAGCGCGTTCATCAATCTGATATCAGCGGATGGATATTAGCTAACCAAGCAAAAGAGGTAGTCGCACTCATTTTGCCAATGGAATTTGAAGAATCGCGTCGATGTATTACCGTTCCTTTAAAATCTACGAATGGCGAATCATGGCAGGATCCTCGTGAGAATGAAGGCGATCTTCTGTGGCCAGAGAGATTTGGAGAAAGGGAATTAAAATCCCTTAAAATTGCTCTAGGCGGTGAATATGCCATAGCTGGACAATTGCAGCAGCGCCCAGCCCCCGCTGCTGGCGGTATGATAAAACGTGCTTGGTGGATGCCATGGAAAGAAGAGTTACCGCCAATAATTCGCTTTACTATCCAAGCATGGGATACTGCTACTAGCATAAAAGATAAAGCTGCATATTCTGCTTGTTTAACTTTTGGCATATTTAAAGACGATCATGAGCATGATTGCTTAATACTTCTTGCGGCTTGGAGAAAAAAGGTTGAATTTCCTGATTTGTATAAGGCAGTGCAGCGTATGGCGAAAGACTATCGGGCTACTTCAGAAGATAGGCCGATAAATTCAAGATATGCACCAGATTTGATATTGGTAGAAGAAAAATCAAGCGGGGTTCAATTGATTCAAACCCTTAATAAAACTGGTATAACCCTTGTTGGATGGCGTCCTGATAAGTATGGGGATAAAGAAGAGCGTGTAAGACGGGTAACTCATATATTGGAATCAGGTCGTGTTTATGTACCATATAAAGGGCCTGATTTTACAAAACCAAGACAGTATGCTGATTTTTTAATTGGACAAGCGGCCTTATTCCCAAAGGGAGATAGTCGAGATCTTGTGGATTGCCTTACAATGATATTGCAACGCTGTATCAACTCTGGCTGGATTCTTCATTCTCTCGAACAAAGCGCTGCTCAGGAAACTGAGTGGCGTAGGGAGCATTATGAGACTGAAGGGAAGGCACTTTATTAAAAAATTGCTTGACATATCCATATAGGTTATAATGCCAAAAAATCACTATAGGTAGTAAAATGGCATACCGCCCTCTACAAGATGTAATTGGAGGTTCTGGACTAGGAACCCCTATCCCAGACGAATCGGTGATGATGGATGCTCCTCCAGAGGCAGAAGTTGGTGATATTAGCGTAATTGATGATGTAGACGGTGGTGCGACAGTAATAATCGAACAAAAGAAGCCCGGAAGTAAATCAATACCCCTAGATTTGCCATTTGATGCCAATTTAGCCGAATATATTGATGATTCTGACCTTTCTAGCATCGGTCAAGATGTTAAGGAAATGGTTACAAATGACATCGAAACTAACACAAAATGGCGTGATGACTTCAATAATGGGCTAAAATTTCTTGGTTTTACCCCGGAAGATAGAGATTGGGTATTTAAGGGTGCAAGTGGTGCGTGGGATACTAAATTACTCGAAGGGCTTATTCGGCTTCATGCTGAGATTTTTGGGGAGCTTTTCCCGGCAGAAGGTCCAGCAGATTGCCGTATTATTGGTGAGGAATTACCACCTGCCGTAGACCAAGCAAGTCGCATCAAGGCGTGGACGAATTACTACCTTACCCGCGTTGCTAAGGAATATTACGACGATTCTGATCAGATGCTAAACTATGCTATTATGGCTGGATCGGCCTTTCGCAAGAGTTATATCTGCCCGGTATTGCGTCGTCCAGTAGCGAAGTACCTAACGCCTAACAATGTGGCCATGTCCTATAATAGCACGAGCATTTACGATGCTGAGCGCTTTACGCATATCGACGATGTAACGCCACGCAATATGAAATTGCTGCAAATCGACGGATTTTATCGTGATGTAGATTTACCGATTGGCGATGACAATAATACCGATATTTCCAAAGATGATGTCGATCAGGCGGCTGGTATGGAAAAAACCAGTTCTGTCAATGATCGGTCGTTTGGTATCTATGAAACGATGCTTGATTATGACTTACCAAATTTTGAGCATCCAGACGGATTGCCGCTTCCTTATAAAATAACTATTGACTCGATTTCTGGTGAAGTTCTGCGTATTGAGCGAAATTGGAAGCAGAAAAAAGCCGAAACAGAAGCGGTATATGAGAAAAAATTGAATGTTTCCCACTGGAAATTCATGCCAGGGTTCGGGCCTTTTGGTATCGGAATTATCCAATGTTTAGGCGGATCCACTGAATCTCGCACCAAAATCAAGCGTATGTTGCATGATTCTGGCGTATTTTCTAACTTTCCGCCGACTATCCGCGTCAAGGGAATGCGAATGGAGCATAATAGTGCTGCCTTGAAGCCCGGTGAGAATGTTGAGCTTGATACTGGCGGGATGCCAATTAACCAAGCCGTTCAGCAGATGGCGGTTAAAGAGCCTTCATTAATGCTTAAAACCATCCATGATGATGACGGTCAGGCTGCTGACAGGCTTATTGGTAACATGGATATTGCTGTTGGTGATGGCAGACAGGATGCGCCGGTTGGTACGACTATTGCTCTCTTGCAAGCCGCCAAGAAGCCACAGACAGGTGTTATGCGCCGTATGCATCGTGCGCTCACGCATGAGCTTGAGAACTTCTTTGAGATGTTTGGTGAGTGGCTGCCTGATGCGCCATATCCATTCCCTGTAGCTGGTGCGATGAAGTCTATTATGCGTCAGGATTTTGCACCTACGATGATGCTTACTCCGGTGTCCGATCCTAATGTCATGAGTCAGACGGAGCGCATGTTACGCTCTGAGCAGATTATGAAAATATCTATGCAGATACCACCAAATGCTCCGCCTTATCAAATTGAAGCAGCTCGGCGTATGTTTTCAAATATGAAAATAGATAATGTTGATAAACTTTTGCCGCCACCCCCACAGCAGGCACAACCAGAAGATCCTGTGACGGAAAATATGGGGGCAATGACTGGCAAGCCTATGAAGGCATTTATTCAGCAGAATCATGATGCTCATATTGCGGTGCACGGGCCTTTGGCTGAAGCTATTCCTGCCATGCAAGCTCATATCAGCGAGCATCAATCTATGAAGTATCGATTAATAATTGAGAATACGCTAGGATTCCCATTACCGCCAGAAGGTGCTCCGATTGATCCGATGATTCAAGAGCGTATTGCGATGCTTTCTGCTGCTGCAACGCAAAAATGGACTGATGATCAGAAAGCTAAGAATCCTCCGCCGCCGACTATGGAGCAAATCATGATGGCTGATATCGACGCCAAGCGGGAGAAAGAGAATTTAAGGCACTCTGACGCTATGGCTAAGATACAGAGTGAGGCAGAAATTCAGAATATTAAATCCGATGATGCCGCGGCACAGAGAGCAGTTGAATTAGATAAGGTGCGCTTGAAAACAATGGCTGATGTAGCGCAAAACACACCATCTGGGCTTACCCCGGCTGAGAAAGTTGCTCATATTTCCGGTGAAACTAGTATCGCTGTAGCCAGAATTAAAGCTGGTAGCACCACGGGTGAAAAAGAATATGAGTATGAAAAAAAGAAAGGTGATTGACATAGCGTAATACATATTGTAAGCTATTGAACATTCCTTATCTATATAAGGTATATCCTTGCAAGGAGTTTAAAATGGTTAAATGCATGAACAGAGGTGGTAAGTCTGGTATGAAGAAGCCTGTGGTGAAAAAGATGGCCGAAGGCGGAGCTGCTAAATCGCGCAAGGGCTTCCCGATGACAAAGCCCGTTCCTAAAAAAAAATAACCAGATCTAAGAAAAAGGGAGGGTTAATTTCTTCCCTATTTTCTCGTTTTTTATCGGTATTTAAATAATGTCTATTCAATCCTTCACCGAAACTCTTCTGGCCAACATCGAAAAGACTTTCGAGAATGAAGCCAATAAACTCCTCAACGAAGCCCGGCAGCGCACTGGTAATGAATCCTATACGGCAGGCCGTATGGATGGATTAAGCGATGCTGTAAGGCAAATCCACGAAACTTACGCTCTTTTTGTCAAATCAGAATCAGACCCAAAGGATGATGATGCCAAATCGCTGTACTAGTGATCAAATCTCATTTCTTGATGATAGTGCTCGTCGGGTGGTTGTAGATAATATCTCTGCTGAGTTCTGGCCTCATATTCGCGCCAAAGGTCATTATATCGTAGTGAAGCCTTATGTACGCCCTAAAAAAACAGATGAAGTTATGCTGCCTGAGTCTCTAAGGGATGAGGATATGCACCATAGCGTGGCTGCACAAGTAATTGATATCGGCCCTACAGCTTATATCGATGAAAAATTTTGTGGTGGCGTAGCATGGGTTGAAATTGGGGACTGGGTGTTCATTCCTCGTGTGGCTGGCGCTCGTGTTGGCATGAAGTCTGCTGATGGGAGCGACACTATTCTTAGAATTGTGAATGAGGACGATATTATTGCTATTATTAGTGATCCTGCTGAATGGGAAATTCGTATTAATGCAACCAAATACTAGGAGAATTTATGGCTGGAAAAGCTAAAGAAGACGAGATTGAAGATGATGTTGTCATAGTAGAAGAACCTGAAGCAGTAGTTGACGTTGGTGAAATTGACTCTACTGAAGAAGTAAAAAAGGAAAAAGAACCAGTTGTACAGAAAAAAACTCCGGTTAAAAAACGTGGGAATGATCAGCAAAAACGCCTGAATGAAATATGGTTAGGCCGGAAACAAGCGGAAGAAGAGGCAAATCGCCAAGCTGCTATTGCTACCCAAGAGCGTGCAAAAAATGCTCAATATGAACAAATCACAGCATCGGCATTAGAAGAAAATATCAATACCAAACGTGAGTTGCTTACTGAGCGTCTTGCAAATGCCAAGGATCAGGCGGAAGTTGCCAAAATCACCGCTGAATTAACAAAAGTTGAAGCGCAAGGTGCTCAAATTGATAGGTATAAAATAGAAAACAAGATTCAGCCACAGAAGCCGCAAGAACAACAGAAGCAAGAGCGCCATCAAGAACCTGCCTCACCAGATGAAATCTATGAGCGTATGAGTCCATCTGGTAAAAAATGGCTAGATGAAAATAATGACTGGTATGCTGATGACAGCGAAAATCATGATCCTGAAAAATCTGGAGATGTAAAATATTATGCTCAGACACTTGAGCAAGAATTAGTTCGTTCTGGCCGTGGTGCAGAAATTGGAACTCGCTCTTATTTCAACAAGATAAACGATTATATCAAACAGAATTGGAGTGATAATATGCCAGAAGAAACAGACGACGAGGAAGAAGCGCCTAGCGTTCAGCAAAAGAAGAATTATGCAGCTCCCGTAGGTAATCGTAACGCACAAACACCTAATCCCGGTTCTCGTAAGGAGTATAAAATATCTCAATCGGAGAAGGAAATGGCTCTTGCTTTGGATATGAAGGACAAAATGGGAAATCCACTATCCGATAATGATAAAATCAAAAGATTTATCAATTTACGTGAAAGCGTACCTAGTGATGGGCCGATTTCGATGAAAACCATGAAAAAAGGAGTTTAGCTATGGGTCGTCCACGCAAAGAAACCCGTGAAACGGCTGCTCGTGCTGCTGTTCCTTCCGATGAATATGTATCACAATTTTACATTGATCCTTCAAACTTGGATCAAGAAAAATACCACTATAGATGGGTTGAAACCCACTGTATGAACGCTGAAACCACCTCACTTGGTACGGCGTTGCGTGCTGGGTATGAGCCTGTAGCATTGGCTGATTTACCCGAATTTGCCAAAACTGCTGAACTTATGGCATCTATCCGTGGACGCAGCCAGAAGGATGAGTATGTTCGTCAAGGCGATCAAATCCTCATGCGCTGTACTCGTGCTATTTATAATGCGGCACGAAAAGCTGAGCGTAAGGATGCAAAGCAGCAGATGAATCGTCTTGAATGGGCTGAATCTTCTCAGTCGATTAAAGCACCGACATTTGTTGATCCATCAAGAACTAGCTATTCCCGCACCCAGGAATTGTCTAAAGCCGCTGCAAAAGCCTTTGCTGAGGATGATGATTAGCCGTGTGGTGTCTTGCGAGTTTAAATCGCCCAGAACAATGTGCTGAAGTTATTGAGCGCTTAAAAAAACACGGATGTTCAACTCCAGGGGTTTTGTTTGTAAATACAAACGAAGATGGCGATGGTTCCCTATATAAGAATATCGAACTTCCGCGTGGCTGGCATCTTGAAATCCATTCAAAAAATATTGGCCTATGTGGAGCAATGAACTGGGTATTCAATAAATATCCGAACGAGCCATTTTACGGGATGATTACTGATGATGAGTTTATCGCTACTGATGGTTGGGATAAGATTCTAGTGGATTCCGCTGGGGTATGGAATATTTCAAATGGCAATAATGGATGGCAATCTCATAGACGAATACACGGATTTATGACCATTGGTGGTGAATTAGCTAGATCAGTAGGATATTTGATGCCACAGGGCTTGTGGCATTGGTATTCAGATGACGTTTGGGAAGCCATCGCTAATAGAGCGGCACTTAGGAGATTTTGTCCTGATGTTAAAATAGAAAATAAGCATTGGATGCTTGGGAATGCTGCAAAAGACAAGACATACGAACTCTCAGAATCTCGCAATGTGCAGGATAGGGAAATTTTCCTGCGCTGGCAGGCTAAAGAACTTCCGTCGATTATGAAGCGTGTGATGGATGGCATAGGAAATCCTACGGTGGTTTATGCGGTCTAAAAATGCAGTCTGGGATTCTGAAGAATTGGCATCTATCCAGAACAAGGATAGGATGCTTCCTTCGCAGCCATATTTCTCAAAAATGTACAATGGTAATGATTTTTATGGAAGCATGGAGCGGTTAGTGAGTTCCGTGTGCGAAAAGCCAAATTGGGATATTAAAACAAAAGATGGTGTCACTTATGCAGTTCTTGGATCGGATCTAAATACGCTTAGGTTTTACCAATTTCTGATTCACTTAAAGCGTTACAAGAAAGTTCTCGAATTGGGAACTTATATTGGCGTGTCTGCTATGTACATGGCTGATGCTGGGGCGCATGTTACAACAGTTGAGATGGGCAAGGAATTTTTTAGCATTGCCCAAGAAAATGTTATTACAAATGGATTTCATAAAAAAATTGATTTGTGTAACGGTGATGCCATTAAGTTTTTAGAGAAAAACAAGGGGCTATACGATTTAATTCTTATTGATTGCGCCAAAGAATATTACAGAGAACTCTTAGAACTATCCCTGCCACGCCTTTCATCCAATGGCATAATCCTAGTGGACGACGTGTTTTTCCAAGGAGATACGCTAAATAATAGCCCTACTTCTGAAAAGGGAATAGGTGTTAGGAATATGCTAGATTATGTCACTACTTTAGAGGGGTATGAGAAGGTGATATTACCATTAGGCAACGGACTTCTTCTGGTGCAAAAATTTCCGCTTGACACTAATTGTAGATAATATATATTGATATTAATACTTGCGGATTTACTCCGCCTTCTGACGATCACTTGATCGGCTGTTATTTGAAGAAACGGTGCCATCACATTGGGTGATGATGCTTATCTTCTTTAGCAGCGAGGATCGTCATGTATAATACAAATGCCCCCCTTGGATTGAAGCCTGTTCGTTACGCTGACGGCTCTCCTTATACTGGAAAAGCAAACAAATACCGCATTGCAAGTGCATACGCCACTGCTATTGGCCAGTGGGATCCTGTAATTCCCTTGTCAGATGGCACCATTGGTATCGGTGTCGCTGGCTCTCCTTGTTTGGGGGTTTTGGAATATGTTGAATATTTCACCACTGCTGGTGCTTATGTAAAGTCACAAAACTGGGTTGCTTCCACTGCGGCTAAATCTGGTACTACGATTTACGCCTATGTACATGATGATCCGACCATTGTCTTCGATGTTCAAGAAACTGATGGTTCGAGCGGTGCTGGAACGCCTTTAGCTCTTGCTGATTGCAACCTAAACATCAACTTCGTAATTGGTGCTCCTAATGCTCAGGGGCAGTCTACGACCAGTCTTAACAATACGACTGAGCAGACGACTTCAACTCTCAACCTCAAACTGCTTTCTTTATCTGATTATCCTGGCAACGCGGTTGGTAACTACGCCAATTGGTTTGTCACTTGGAATAGTCATATTCTGAAATCTGTTGGCACAACTGGAATCTAGGAGATAAACCCATGGCCGTAACTAACAGCGCACTCGTCCAGAACTTACTCCGTCCGGGTTTGGCCGATATTCTTATCGCAGCCAGCACAGAGGATGCGGTATCAAAACAGGTTTTCAAAAAGAAAACTTCGGATAAAAACTTTGAAATCGACGTAGAAGTAGCTTTGCTGCCACTTGGTCGTGAAAAGCCTGAAGGTACGGAAATCTCTTATGAGCAAATGCGTCAGACGTTCACTACGACTTATGTGAATCGTTCTTATGGCCTTGGTTTTATAGTTACTCGTGAAGCAATTGACGATAATCTTTACAAAAAAGATTTTCCGATGCAGTCAGAGTCCCTGAAGAATTCGATGCAGCAATTAGTTGAAGTGAATTGCGCCTCTATTCTTAACAATGCCTTTGATACTAACTATCCGATTGGTGATGGTCAGCCTTTGGTTTCTACCGCACATCCTCTTGCAAACGGCACTACGCAGTCAAACGGCGTAACTGTTGCGATTGGTTTAAACGAAGCAGCTACTCAGGATTTCGTTTCTCAAATCAAGAAAATGCGTGCGGCTTCTGGTTTATTTGATACCGTATCGCCTTTTGGCTACATTGTTCCGACTGAACTTGCGTACAACGCAGATCGTATGATGTCTTCGATGTATCGTCCTGCAACAGCAAACAATGATATCGGTGTTATCCCGAACATGAAGCTTCTTCCGAAAGATGCGATTTCTTGGCGCTATCTTACGAGTTCGACGGCTTGGTTTATCCAGACGGATGCGCCTCTTGGCTTGACTTTCTTTGATCGTGTGCCGGTTGAATTTGACACGATTGAAGACCAGAGTTTGAAAGCAGTGAAGGTCACGGCGTATCAGAGATATAGTCCTGGTGTGACTAACTTCCGTAATATTGTTGGTACATCTGGTGTCGCATAAGTTTGAAAAATAAGGGAAATTTCTTATGGTAATGACAAACGTTGGTGCGCCATTAAGAGTAGGTTCAGCAGACGGCAAGGGTAATGCTAAGGGTAATGGGGCTGGTGGTATTGAATCACCAATCTATGTTTATCAGATTACGCCGAGCACCGGTACCACTGTTACCATCGCCGCTGCTCAAGCCGTGGCTGGTGCCGCTAATCTTACGATTAATGGCAGTTTAGCGACTGCTGGTGTTGCTACTTTGGATGTTCCTAGAAATGTTATTGTAATTTCTTCCAGTGGCACTGATAGCACCCAAACAGCTACAGTTTATGGTACTGACACTTATGCAATTCCTGTTGTTGAAACCATTACTTTAACAGGAACGACTAGTGCTAAGGGACTAAAGGCTTTCAAAACCGTTACCCGTGTTGCAATGAGTGCTTCTACTTCTGGTAACATCAGTGCTGGTAGTGGTGATAAATTTGGCGTTCCTTACCGCATTAACAAGCTTGGCTCTATGCAGGCATTCTGGGATGCGACGTGGAATAGCGGATCTGCTACCACGACTCTTGGCTCTACATCTACCGCTACAGCTACAACTGGTGACGTGCGTGGTACTTATCTTCCAGCAACAGCTTCTGATGGTGTGCGTACTTTGGCGCTTTGGATTTACGCAGATGATGTTGATACAAACAACGGACTTTATGGCGTTGATCAGTATGGGGGCTAACCTTGTCCTACCCAACCGTCTATACATTTGCGAGTGCTAACACCACTTATATTGCGGCTTTACAAACCACTGCTGGGGCTGCGTCAATAACGCTTAATGGCTCTGGCGTAGACGCTACCTCAACGTATCTGCTTAATAACCCAAGAATGACTCTGACCGGAAGCGGCTTTGACCGCACAGTCTCGCTTACGTCTACAGGAAATTTAAACAGTATAAACTTTACGATCACAGGTAAAGATATTCGTGGCGCTGCGCTTACTGAAACCAGGGTAGGCCCTAATAATAATACTGTTTATACTACAGCCTATTTTTATGAAGTAGATACCATAACGGTTGATGCTGCTGTGGGAACTGCTGTTTCGGTTGGTATTGGTACGACTGGTCGTTCGCAATGGTATAAAATTGATTACAACCTTACTCCTGTGAATGTTGGGTTAGGTGTTACGGTATCGGGAACGGATTTGACATGGACTCTGGTTCAGACAATGTACAACGTATCAACTGCCGAGCCTGCCGCAAATTCGATTATTAATAATTCGGATACCAATCTGGTATCGCAAACAACTAGCAGGCAGGGAAATTATGCCTTTCCAGCCGCTGCTACTCGTTGTCAGGTTACTGCCAGTACCAGTGGATCTCTTGTGTTTAATATTAACCAAGCGGGACTTGTGTGACGCTTACAGTTTATAACACACCAAATTTTCAGCCATTTGGGACGCTGGTTGTAGCGTCAAATAGTGGTGGCAGCACATCTGGAGTTTTTACCACTTCAAAATCTATTATGGCTGAAAGCTGCATGGTTTATAATTCTGGAACATCAACTTCATTTGTTACTTTTGGGGATGGATCGGCCACGGCTTCTGTACCGACCACTGAAACTCAGAACGCAACGCCTGTGGGTGGCGGTGCTATTATGGTATTAAAGAAAATTAAGAATTATAACTCTGTAGCGGCCATTAATGGTGCTGGTTCTAGCACGGTCTATTTTACTGCTGGGGAGGGTCAATAATGGGTACTCCGCAAGAAGATGTGAAAGATATGGTGGATTTTACTGAGGTAGCTTTGGCTTTTATTGAGGCTGTTAAGAATCCAAAGGCTGTAGAAGCTTTGAAGGTATCTTTGATTGAATCTGTTTCTATGTCTGCTGCTAAGCAGAAAGAAGCTGAGGATGCTGTATCCTCTATCGCAGAGGCTAATCGTATAATTGCTCTCGCTGAGAAGAAATTGGCAGATGTAGAAATTGCTAGAGGTTTTGCAAAAAAACAGGCCGAAGACCAAAAAGTGGATATTGATAAATCTCTGAACGAATTAGAAGGTCAGCGTGCGTCTTTAAAATCTCAAGTTGATGAGCATGTAGTTAAAATGGCTGCTGATAAAGCGGCAATAGACTCTGCACGTAAAGCAAATGATGACCGTGCTAAACAATTAGATGACCGGGAAGCTAGTTTGAATGTTCTTGTAAGCAATACTAATGCCGCATCTACCAGACTTTCAGAAAGAGAGGTGGCTATTGCATCTCGTGAAGTGGCATTGAAAGCAGAGGAAGATAAATTTGAGGCTCGCAAGAAGAAACTGGCCGCTATGGCTTCAGGAGATGATTTATGAACAGGATTCCTCTTGCCGTTACTGAAAAGAGAATCAATAAGCCACCTATTGATGCCGAGCAATATAGGGTCGATGCTCCCGGCTCTAGCAATGGTGAAAATCGTCCTCCTAAAGATATAGCAAAGAAGTAGGGGTATGAAGTGGCTGTTAGCAACTCTTTCGTTTTCAACCCATCGCTCGATGACATAATCACCGACGCCTATGAGCGTTGCGGAATAGAGCCTTCTGATATTTCATCCCAACATTGGACTTCGGCACTCTATTCGTTGAATGGGGTGATGATTGAATTCACCAATATGCAGCTTAATCTCTGGGAGGTTGATCCAAGTATTTTGTCGCTTACGGAAGGTGTAAGGACATACCAACTCCCTGCTGGCACTGTAGACGTTCTAGAGGCGTATCGCCGTTCTTTTGACCGTGCCCTTGGCGGAACCCCAACTTCAAGCGCTGGCGGTACTGCTGCTAACGCTTTTGACGATAATTTAGACACTTCATGTATCCAAACATCTGCCAATGGGAATATTTCATACGATTATGGTGCTAGTAATCCAACTGTCATTACGATGGTGGGATATATTGCAACTTCTGCGGCTACGCTAACTCTTACGTATGCAGCTTCTAATGATGGTTCAAATTGGATTACATTAGTAAGTAATATTTCACAATCTTATCCTGCTGGAATCCCTGTGTGGAATATTGTCCCTGCACCTGGGTCGTATAGATATTATCGTGTCAGTGAATCGGGTGGTGCTACCCTTAGCTGCGTAGAACTGTATTTTGCCAATAATGAGAAAGACTACCCATTGGGGCGCTTTAGTCGTCAAGATTATGATGGTATTACCAATAAATCGACTTCCGGCATCCCAGTTTCTTTCTATATTGATAGAGCAATTAATCCTTTAATGAATGTCTATCTCACGCCTGACAGCACATTCACAATGATAAAATATAACCGCATCAGGCAGCTAAATACTGTGTCTGGAGCCAATCAGACCCTTGATTCTCCATTTCGGTTTATTGAAGCCATGACAGCGGTTTTAGCGTCAAAATTGGCTGTAAAACGTGCTCCAGATAGGCTGATGATGCTTAAGGGAGAGGCTTCTGCATCTGTTACCCTTGCTCAAACTGAGGATAGGGAGCGCGTAAAAGCTTCGTTTATGCCTGATTTATCGGGGTATCGCATATCATGAGATACATTCGCTCAAAACGCTATAAGACAAATCGCAAGAATCCTACGGGTTTAGCAGTATGTGATTTTTGCGGCTTTAATGTCAATGGCGGAAGTCTGCACAAATATTTTCAGTATTCAGGTGCGCCAATGCCTGATTATTCCATACCCAATCTATATATCGTCCGTGGTGATGTGATGGGTGATGGTATGTTGAAATGGAATGGTTTTATGGTTTGTTCGCATTGTAATGATGTTCAGAACCCCCAAAGTATGTATGTGGCTCCAAAAGCGGATCCCTTTCCGGCTGATGGTAATAGGCCGCAGCCATCTTTGGTGCCACAGGTAAACAGGATTATGTCTACGGATAATAATATTCCATTTATTACGGATGATGAAGAAAACACGTTTCAGGTTTAGATATGGTAACGCTTAATCAAGTCACACCGATTACAATTCCTGATTTGGACGCAGCAACTACGCTGACCGGCAATGAACTTGTGCCAATTTCTCAGGCTAATGAGGCTGTGAATGTGGCGGTGAACGCATTACCTCAAGGTATGACTGCTGGTGTTGTGGTTTATGGTAATACTGGTGGTTCTCCTTTCCCTAATTTTCGCACCTTAACAGCCGGTAGCGGGATAGACATAACTGATGGTGGCGCTCAAAGCAGTTTGACTATTGCCCTATCATCTAGCGGAACTGCCGCGCCTAAAACCGCATCTTACGTAGTAATTGGCACTGATGCTGGATTGACCAACGAAAGGGTAATAGCGGTTGGTTCCGCACTGACGCTTACGGATGGCGGCGCGAACGGTAATGTTACGATAGGTACGTCAGCCTTAAGTGGAGCTGTCACATCGTCTGCGAATAGCTTTGTTACATCATTGTCGGCTGGAATTGATGCACAATTGATAGCTAATGGTTCAGTTACCAGCGTAGAATTTCAGTATTTGGATGGCGTCACCTCTAATATACAAACGCAATTGAATGCGAAGGGATCCGGAAGCGTTACAAGCGTTTCTGTAGTAAGTGTAAATGGAGTTTCTGGGAGCGTAGCAACCGCTACTACTACACCTGCAATTAGTTTAACTCTTGGAGCCATTACGCCTAGCTCTGTTGCAGCTAGTGGCAGCGTTACTGGTTCTAATCTTTCCGGAACGAATACAGGAGATCAAACTATCACATTGACAGGCGCTGTTACGGGGACAGGCACAAGTACATTGGCAACCACGATTGCCACTCCTGGCACGCTCACAGTTGCTTCAACTAATAGCACGGCAACAGCACATACTCACGCCATAACCTCCTCTTCTGCCCCAGGCGCTGCTGCTTCAATATTAGCCACAGACTCAAGCGGAATTATTGGCAGCACGGGCACTCGAATAACAAAAGGATGGTTTACCGATTTAACAGTTACGAATGCAATATCTGGTTCCGTAACTGGGAATTCGGGAACCGTCACCACGAATGCAAATCTAAGTGGTGTGATAACTTCATCTGGGAACGTGACTTCCATTACAACTCAGACAGGCACCGGCACTACTTTTGTAGTGAGTAATTCACCTACCTTGGTAACTCCCACGCTAGGAATAGCCACAGCAACCAGAATAGGTTTGGGACAGGCTGCTGATTCCGGTGCTGTCATGGCAGCGACTGGACAATATTTTTCAACTCAAGCGACTTGTACGGTTACTTTAGATTGGAATAACGGAAATGTGCAGTATATCGTTTTGACCAATGGTGGTCAGACATTCACATTTGCCAATCCTAAAGCGGGCGGTCGTTATGCTCTTATTTTAAAGCAGCCTGCGGCCAGTAGTGCTGGAACTGTAACATGGCCAGCAACTGTTTTATGGCCTGCCGGTTCTGCGCCAACACTTACAGCTACCAATAGCAAGGTAGATGTCATCACTTTTATTTATGACGGTACTAACACGAAATATTACGGCGGAAGTTCATTGAATTATTGATATGGCTCAAACTAAAGTAATTATAATTTACAGTCCAAACCAAAATGTCCGGCGTGCAACTATTGTACCGCATGATGATGCTGATATAGAAATTCATGTCAATAATATTACCAAAGGTGAAGCAGTTTTAATTGGCGAAAAACTCGATTATGATACTATCGGGCCTGATGCTATGCTTTCCGCTTACACCAAACAACAGCCATCAAGTGATCTCTGTGTAGTGGTTGATTCGAATGGGAATGTATGCTGCGGAATAAAAGCAGACCCGCTTATAGATTCACATCCTGATGGTGAAATCCACCAACATGAAAAGGCTTGTGTTGGATGGAAAAAAATCGCAGATCAATGGATTTCTCCTGAGCCTGATCCTATAAAAATTCCACCGTTAGATATTACATTTTATCCAGAAACTCTCACAACTGTTGTGCCACGTGATTTATGGAACAGTCTTTGGAGCATTCAATATAATCATGACAATATAACCATCGGTTGTGAAACTCATACTATAGATGAATGGAATTCCTTCAAAGATTCTCGCATCGCATTAATGGATGTTACTTCTTTGCAATGGTGGCAACAATACAAGTCATTGGTAATGAGTACGGCTGCTGTGCATCTTTCTAATTGTGGGCTTGTATCATGAGTACAGTGGTATTTCTCACATCAGGAACAACATATACACTTCCTAACGATTGGACATCGACAAATACAATTGAAGCTATTGGTGAAGGTGGAAATGGTGCGAAAAACTCTTCAACTACCGATGGCGGTGCAGGTGGAGGCGGTGGTGCCTATTCGGCAATAACAAATTTATCTGATAGTCCATCAACTGTAGAAAATATTCAAATAGGAACAGGTGGGACAGCTACTGCTACGCAATTTAAAGATGGATCAACGCTTGTTGCGGATTATGGCCGATCAGCCAGTAATACTACAGCTGGCGCTGGTGGTCTGACTGCTAATTGTGTTGGCGCAACTAAAAGTGCTGGTGGCACCGGTGGTGGATTAAGCACAGCTAGTGGCGCTGGAGGAGGCGGCGGCGGTGGGGCTGGTGGGCCAACTGGAGCCGGTAAAGCAGGTGGTCAAGGTCAAGGCATTAGTTCAGGCAGCAGTGGTTCAGGTGGTGGTGGGTCAAACGGTGGTTCATCAACAGCAGGCACAGATGGATCTAAAGGTGGCGCTGCTACAGGTGGTGATGGTGGCAATGGCACAAGCGGGAGCGGTCATGGTGTTGGGAGTGCTGGTTCATCTTCAGGAAATACATCTGCTGGTGGCGCAGGAACAGTAGGAGGCGGTGGTGCTGGTAGTGGTGGCGTTACTTCAGGTACCGGAAATACTGGCAATGGTGGTGCCGGAGGATCAGATACGGCCTTTGATGCAACTCATGGGTGTGGTGGTGGGGGTGGGGGCTCTGGTAATTCTGGCGGGTCGGGAACTACTGGCAATGGTGGTTCTGGCGGTCTATACGGAGGCGCGGGTGGCGGCGTAGGCGCTTCGGGAAGTGGTAGTACTGGTTTAGGCGGAGCAGGACGCCAAGGTATCATCGTTGTCACCTATACTCCAGGTACGCCTCCTACTAATAACTTCGACGCATTTCTACTGGCAGGAGATTAGAATGCCATTTGTAATAACATACGATTCTCTATTAACAACGGTAGCAGACTATCTTGAAAGAGATGACATTGTTACACGCATTCCTACTTTCATTATGCTTGCTGAACGCAAGACTAGTCGTATTTTAAAAGCACAGTTGGCACAAATTGCCGTTACCAACGCTTTAACTATAAATAATCCTGTAGTTGTAAAACCTCAGCGTTGGGTTGAAACAATTTCTTTCACGATAGAAACTTCAGATGGAATTGTAGTTCTAAAAGAGCGTTCCCGTGAAACTATCCAGACAATGTATCCGGTTCTCACTGATTATGCTGCACCAAAATATTACGCAGAGTGGCAGGAAAATTATTACTACATTGGTCCAACTCCTGATGCTGCATACGATTTTGAACTGATGATGTATCAACAGCCACCAAATCTCGACGTTACTCAGCAAACTAATTATTTGACAGAAAATGCACCGGATTTGCTATTGTATTCAACGCTGCTTGAGGCGGAAGGTTATTTGAAGAATGACGAAAGATTGCCAGTCTGGAAAGCGGCTCGTGATGAAATATTGCAACAATATGGTGTCCTCGATCAGCGTAGACAGGCTGACAGGCAGCAAAACGTGAAAAAGGGAGCGTGAGATGAGCTATGTAATATCTGTTGGTGGGGATCCAATAAATCCCAATCCCTTTACTTATTCTCAGATTTCAATGACAGGGAATATCACGCTTGTTTGGCCAACGAATACTGAAGATGCTACTTATACAGCAACAAACTGGATTGATATTACTTCATCAGCAGCATATGCGGTGACAATGCCGCCTGCCAATGAAAATGGTGAGGGCGCTGAGGTTGTATTTTATAATTATGGCTCCTTTACCGTGACGATTAATGATTCTTCTGGTGGAAATATCACTACTGTTGCATCTGGTCTGACTAAGCGTATCTGGATTGATGATAATAGCACAGAAGCAGGATCATGGCGTATAGCCAATATTGGTTCAGGAACAACATCTGCTGATGCGTCTATGCTTGCTGGCTATGGTCTTATTGCTCAGGCGGGAACGCTGAGTCAATCAATGCCACCATTATCATATAGCACTAATGCCACGTTAAACGCAGGCAATAGGGCTGGACTTGCCATATGGACGGGTGGGGCTGGGACATTTACCCTTACTAGCCCCGCAACACTAGGAAGCAATTGGTTCTCTGAAATAAAAAACTCTGGCACTGGTACTCTAACTCTCGATGGCAATGGGGCAACGATTGATGGGTCATCTACTATAACGGTTCCTATTAATCAGGGCTATACATTAGCCACTAATGGCGCTGCATTTTACACAGTTGGTCGGCCTATTTTGACCACATCATCTATTACACAATTAAGTAAAGCGGTAGGCGGAAATTCAGATGTTACTCTAACCGCGACCGAGGCTGCGTTCAGTATTATCAATTTTACTGGAGTTCTGACAGGAAATATCAATGTTATCGTTCCTGCAAACGTCAATGAATGGTTGATGTATAACAATACTAGCGGTGCATTTACTTTAACAGTAAAGACATCTGGTGGCACTGGTGTGGCCATTACACAAGGTGCTCGTAGATTATTATATTGTGACGGTACTAATGTAAATTTCTCTGATGCTACCGGCACAGGAACCGTCACATCAGTTGCCACTGGAACTGGCCTATCTGGTGGGCCGATCACCACCACCGGCACTCTATCATTAGCTAATACCGCTGTTGTTGCTGGAACCTATACGCTTTTGACTGCAACAATTGACGCGCAAGGTAGAATAACTTCAGCCTCCACTGGTTCTGCGGGATCTGTTTTCTCTGCAATTCAAACTCCCACTACAGCGGGTTCAACGCTTACGCTGCAAGCCTATGATGTTGATGGCGCATCTTATACGACATTTGCTACGCTGACGGCAAATAATACTCCAACGATGGATCTATCTACTGCCGTCACGCAAGGTGGAGCGGTTATTTATCGTGTTGGAGGAACTGATGTTGCTGTTGGTGACGGTGGAACCGGGGTTAGTACATTAACAGCAAATAATTTGATCTTAGGGAATGGTACATCAGCAGTAAACTTTATTTCACCAAATCAAACAGGATATGTCTTAACAGCAACCGGAACAACTTGGACTGCCTCTAGCGCCAGCACTGCTAATTCTTCTCAAGCCCAACCATCCAATCCTGGTTCAACTACTAGTGCCGCTCAAGTCATGATGGGGCTTGCTGGTTCAATTACACCAACAGGAAGCGGCAAAGTCTTTGTTGTTGTATCTGGAAGCATAAATAATAGTAGTGGAAATGTTCTAAACACCATACAAATCCGTTATGGAACTGGCGGTGCTCCAGTCAACGGAGCAGCGGCAACTGGTACAACGGCAGGCGCGGCACTCATTACGTCAAACTCAAATGGAGGTGTTCCCCAATCATTTTCAGTCAATGCAATCGTAAGTAGTCTAACCCTATCTACAGCATATTGGATTGATTTAGGACTTGCTACGGCGTCTGGAACGGCAAGCCTCCAAACCATAAGTATATCGGCAGCAGAGCTTTAGATAATGTCGCAATCCACCATATATCCCATTAACTGCAAACCCGGTATTAAGCGTGACAATACCGAGTTTGATGGCGATTATTATACTGATGGAGAATGGTGCCGCTTTTATCGTGGCAAGCCGAAAAAAATGGGCGGCTATCAAAGCGTATATGATCAATATGAAGGCATTATACGCGGTCAGGCAATAAATGTTCCGAATGGGAATTTGAATTATATTTACTCTGGTTCTCAGACTACTTTTACTATGTTGCAGGTAACTAGCAATGCAATTCCAGGATCAATAGCCGATAGAACTCCTGCTGGATTTTCTGCCAATGCTAATAACGAATGGAAAATAACTTCCATATATAATGCCGGTGGCAGCGATATGGCTGTAGTTGCTATGGCAACACAGATGCTTTTTGATTTATCCGATACAACTGATAGACCAATTTATTATGGTATTCATACTGCATCAACTGCATTAACCACTCTGGGTTTATCTGTATCTGGAGGTGTAGTAGCATTGCCTCCCTATCTTTTTGCTTATGGTACGGATGGCTATCTTGCATGGTCAGATAAGAATAATATTACGAATATTGGAGGTAGCGGATCTGGAGATGCTGGTGATGCTCGTATTTCCGCTACTAAGGTGGTTCATGGCATACCAATTCGTGGCGGTTCAACAAATTCACCTTCTGGCCTATTTTGGTCATTGGATACACTTCAGCGTATTTCTTATGTTGGGGGAGATTTAGTTTTTAGTAATGATACGATTGCCAGTGATATTTCTATCCTCTCGACGAATGCAGTGGTTGACTATGATGGTGTCATTTATTGGCCAGCCATTGGTAGATTCATGATGTATAATGGTACGGTTCAGGAAGTGCAGAATAATCTGAACCTTGATTTCTTTTTTAACAATTACAATAAAACTTGTCCTGAGAAAATACATTCATTTAAAATACCCCGCTACGGTGAAATATGGACTTGCTTTCCATTTGGAACATCTACAGAGGCAGATTGGGCTATTGTACAGAATGTACGAGAAGGAACGTGGTATGATACGCCACTTCCCGAAAATGGAAGAAGTGCTGCAATATCCCAAAAATCTACTTTCCCCTATCCATTAATGTTCGGCGTTATGCAGAATGATGTTGGAAGATATAGTCTGTGGCAGCACGAATATGGGGTAGATAAAATCATTAATAATCAAGCGCTGGCTATCAGATCGTTCTATGAAACTTGCAATGTTGACTACATGGCAGAAGGCCCTGCTATAGGTGGTGGCTGGGTTGGAAAGAATCACTGGGTACGGGTAATTAGAATAGAGCCAGATTTTGTGCAAACTGGTGATTTAACATTTACTCTTAAGGGACGAAAGTTCGCCATGGGTGATGATGATACGCAGCAATCTTATACTTATGATGGCACTACATCATTCAAAATAGACAGTCGCAAGCAGTATCGCCAATTACGTCTGAATGTTGAAAGCAATGTGCAGGGCGGAGATTTTTATCAAGGTTCACCCGTATGGGAACTGGCTGAAGGTGATGTTAGGGCAACATCAGGATCGGTAACATGACCGCTATTATTCCTATCAATATATCATTCGTTCAATGGGCAGCCCAATTACGTAATACGTTTCCAAATCAAACAATAAGCCAAGTGTCAAGTGAAAAAGATTGGAAAAATTTCCCCGCTATGTTACGGTCTAATAGGTGTTTTGAAGATAAGGTGATACCAGATGTTGGTGGTTACGATAATTGGCGTGAATGGGCATCTGAATTTCTTTTAAGCGTGGGAGCATAAAATATGACAGGCGGCGAAGCATTTCTATTACCAGCTATAGCTGAAATGACAGGAAGTGCGGCGCTTGCATCTGCTCCCGCATGGTTAGGTGCTGGATTGGATTCTGCTATCATTGGGGGGTTGGGCTCTCATATTATGGGTGGTGATCCATTGAAGGGGGCGCTACTGGGTGGTCTAACTGGTGGTTTATTTAATGCAGCCGTACCGCAGGGTATAGGCAGTCTTTTTGGCGGTGCATCAGATGCTGCAACTGGTGCTTTAGCGGGTGAAGCTGAATCATTATCTCCTGCATTAATTGCAGCGGATCCTACCCTTGCTCAAAGTGTTACTGGAGCTGCTGCACCTAGTTTGGCAAGTAAGGCCGCTGGGTTCTTGCCTTATGCTGGTCTTGGGATAGGAGCAATGGCTCTTGATAATGCTATGAAGCCAGAGCAGGTTGGACCGGCTATGCCAAACAGAAATGAAAATTATCAAAAATCTCTCCCTTTGAATCGCACACAGCAGTTTGTTGATCCTAATTCCTATTCTGGCATAGGTGGAAACCGAAGTTATTTCGATAATGTTAATCCGCTGCCAACATATTATAGAAATGGTGGAGTTGTTCGCATGTCTAATGGTGGAAGTTCATCTGCCAGCTCATCAAACATACCTCGGATAAAAGGTAAAGGTGATGGACGATCTGATTCCATACCTGCAATGCTTTCTGACGGTGAATTTGTAATTTCAGCTCCAGTGGTTTCCGCTCTTGGAAATGGTTCAAATGATGCTGGTGCAAAGCGCTTGGATGGAATGCAAAAGAAAGTTCTCCAAAAGCATTACAAAGGTGGAAGGCCAACTAAAGCTCAGGGAATAGGGAGTTATGTCCATTAATATTATATGGGTTAATAAAGAGGATGCTGCAAGAATATGGCCCCAGGTTGAACCGTTTTTAATGAGTGCATTGAAGAGATGGCTTCCTGTTTATTTCTCATGTGACTTGCTTGCTATGGTGGAAAAAGAAGAAGCACAATTATGGATAGTAACTGATAATGATGAGGAAAAATTATACGGAGCGGCATTGACTCAGATTATTCCTTATCCTCGTGCAAGAATTATGAACGTATTTATGTTAGGTGGAAAAGATTGGAAGAAATGGAAACATGATATTTCATCGGCAATGGAGAGATTCGCATACGATCAAAAATGCGATTTTATGCAAAGTATGGGCCGGAGGGGATGGTCATATTTTAATGGTGCGTTTGAGAGCGGTGTTATTTTGAACAAGGTTTTGACGTAGGAGATTAAAATGGGGTTTGGTGGCGGCGGTAGTTCTGCTCCAGCTAGTACGACAGTGCAGCAAAATTCTGTACCGCCGTTTCTGGAGGATGCATATTTAGAAGGTATTAATCGCGCACGCTCAGTAAGCGAGGAGCCTTATACTGCTTATTCCGGGCAGCGCATTGCAGGATTCACACCAGATCAATTGCAAGCGCAGCAGATGACGCAGCAGGGTATAGGGCAGTTTATGCCGACCTATAATGCTGGAGTACAAGCCACGCAATCAGCAACTACCCCCTTTAATGCCAATTCTCTTGATCCGTATATGAACCCGTACAAAACACAGGTTACGGATGAAATAGGACGGCTTGGTAATAAAAATTTCAGTGAAAATCTTCTTCCTCAGATCAATAGCCAGTTCACTGGTGGCGGGATGTTTGGCAGTTCACGCAATGCTGTGGCGCTCGGTAGAGCGGCAGAGAATACGCAACAGGATATTACTGGACAGCAGGGGCAATATCTCTCCCAAGGCTATCAGAACGCAATGAATGCCTATCAGACTGACCAATCTCGTAATTTACAGGCTGGTGCACAATTAACAAACCAAGCTCAGGCTGGGCAGAATCTTTATGGATCCGATGTGAATGCTTTGACTGCTTCCGGTCAACAACAGCAAACCCAGCAGCAAATGGGGCTGGATACTGGATATAACCAGTTCCTTGAGCAACAGCAATATCCGCAAGTACAAGCACAATATTTTAATAATATTGTTCGCGGAATCCCGCAAGGAGGATTAGTGCAATCCCAGGCACAAAATTATGGCGGTGCCGGTAATCAAATTTCACAAGCCCTTGGCTTGGGAGGTGCATTGTATGGTGCTGTAAATGGTGCGCCAAAGCTTAATAAGGGTGGGCATATCAAGGCTAAAAAGATGAAAGCTAAAAAATCTACGAGCGTTGGAATTACAGGGGGGATTTATGGGTAGTATTTTAGATCTCATTCGCCCTACTCCTGCATCAATTCAGGAAATGATAATGCAGAAACAATTGCAAAATCAACAGGCACAACCTGTAAATATTATTTCTCAAAATGGAAATGAGAATGAAGATTATTTAACTCGTTTACAAAGTTCATCTGAGTATAGACCGGCACAAAGAGTCTCTACTGTAAGGCAGATGCCGTCATTTGAGCCGACATCTGGCTCGCAAATGGAGGCCGAATCGCGCAGTTCGATTGATGACTTGATGGCTAAACTTGAAGCGCAGCGTACTCAATCTCGTCAGCAAGATCGTGATCAGCAGTGGATGTCATTTTTCTCTAAACTTGCATCAAGTAAGAGTAACACGTTGCTCGGGGGATTGGGTGAGGGCGCTCAGGCATTGACTGACACTACTGCTAAACAAGGGGAAAGCAATAAATTACTTGATAGAGCGGCCATTGAAGATCAGATTAAATATCAGGAATGGTTACGTGAACAACAAAGACAGGAAGCTGCACAACAGGAAACTGCGGCTTATCATAAAGGCGAATTAGGACTAAAAGCTAAAGAATTAGAACTTGGTAAATATTTACCAGTTAAAGACGCTTTCGGTAATGTAACATCAATCCTTGATGCGCGTACTGGTAAGATAGTTTCTACCACGTCTGCCCCATCTGATTTAGGAGCTTCTCCGGGGATAGCAGGAGAGCCTACAGATGACCCACAAGCCGCCGCTCAACAGATTCTTGATGAGCAGGGAACCCCTTTTACTCCTATTGCCACTAGGCAGGATATCACTGGAAGAAACGCTCAGGCTAAAGCTTATAATGATGCAGCAATAGCTGCTAAAAAGGTTCAACAAGAATTAAATAAACTTGATGCACAAACTGGCAAATATACACCTGGTAAGGCTATTAATTATTTAAAATATGGGCCAGAGGCGGCAATTGGCCAAGGTGGCGAAGGGGCAACCGCAAGAATAGAGGCGGATAAGGCATCTAAAAATCTGGCTAATGCCTTTATGCAATCGAATGTCGGATCTAAGGGGGCTGGCATACGCATGGTCGAGTTTGATGCTGGCGCAGTTCCAAATGCAGATATGACTGATGAGGCCAGAAGTGATCTTATTAAAAGCAATAAAGCTGTTGCTGATTCACAGATACAAAGAAATGTTATTTCCAGTCTTTATCCCAGAATGCATATGTCAAATGTTAATGCAATCATGGATAATTATGAAACAAAGAATCCGCCATTGCTTCCTGATGGAAAGGCTAATCCAAAATGGATGCCATATAAAGATTGGTTGAAATCTGGTAGGCCCAATACGGCAGCATTAGCCTTACAAGAAGGAGATTCCAGACCAAAGGTATCTTCTGGATCTATACCGCCGATACCAAGTTCTGTGCCATCTGGATCACAATATAGCCCTAGTTTAAAGCAATGGCGTGATCCTAGCGGTAAGAAATACGATGTGTCTGGAAATCCTCTATGACCGATGATTGGATTACACCACCTGATGACCATCCGGTAGATGCTAATGATTGGATTAGTGTACCTGATGATCATCCATATGTGACCGATCCTGTTCGTACTGCATATCAGGCAACTATGAATAATGTTGCCAAGCCGATTAATAATGTGGTTGGAAGTGTTGTTGGGGCGGCCTCTAGTTTAATTCCTGAAAAATTTAAACAAGGCGCTTCTGAATTTGGAAATTATCTTGCAAATGAAGATTTAATCACTTCCCCCGTTTATACTGCCGCAAAAGAAGGGTTAACTCAAATCGGTGAGAATCTGGATGATTTAAAATCCTATAGCCCAGATTTAGCGCATGATTTACCGGCACTATCTCAAAATGTACAGCTTGCTGGGAATATGGCATTGATAAAACCAGTCAGTGAAATTGCCGGAGTTGGCTTGAGTAAAACTGGCCAATCTATGGTTGAATCAGCAGCAGATGCCGCTCAGGCTAAGCGCAATAAAGAGATATTCGATATAATCACTCCAAAACAAACACCTACCATTGCTAAGGATTTAGGAACCCGCTCCACGTCAGAGGGGTTAAATGCTGTTCGCACCCCGCAACCTACTGATTTTGAGAACAAAATAATTAATACAGTTTCTGATCTTACTGACGAAAAGGGTAATCCTTTAATTAAAAAAGGACAGCCATTGCATGAAACTTATAATAAACTTTCATCTGCAAATGAAGCCGAAGCTGAGGCATTAAAAGCCAAGCTTGCAGCATCTGATGCGGCAAACCCTAAGAATGCTATTATTCCGAAATCCGAAATTCTTGATACGGTGGCAAAGGAATTATCCCCGCTAGATAAGAATCCATATCTATCTGGTTCTAATCATTTGGATACTGTTTTTAATGATTTAGCCTCGCAAATCCCAGAGGAAGGCGCAACAGCTTCGCAATTGTTGGATATTAGGAAAAAACTGGATAAAAATATTGCAAAATATAAAGGTGAAGGTGGATTAGATCCTGTAAGAGAGAATGCTTTCACTGAAGCAGGAAAGATTGTACGTCAGACTACTAATGATATTGTTGCCAATAAATATCCTGATGCTGCTGTGCGAAAATCTTTAGATAAGCAATTTCATATTTATAATGCAATGGATGCTGTAGAAACTAAGATACCAACACAATCTGCTACTAGAATTGGTAGAACTTTAGATAAAGTACGCCCATTCCTTCCGAAAACTGTTGCTGGTGCCTTAGAAAGTGGTGCATTGCTTGGAGCTGGGTATGCCCTCCCTGCATCTGTTTCATTACCATTGGCTGGCATTGGTGCAACTGGATATGGGGCTTACAAGATACTAACATCTCCTACGGTACAAAAAGCTTTTGGTTTAACCTTAGACAAAGCAGGACAAATTTTACGAGGGGGAAAACCATTGGCTACTGATGAGGCGCAGGCTATTATAAAAATGCTTCCTAATGCTGACAAGAAACTTGCCCTTCCAGCGCCTGATACAATTTATGCTGGTGGTCGAAGCAAGCAGCCAATTCCATTAACACCAGAAGAAAAAGCTGCATCAGATGCACTTCAGAATAAGGCCGTAGAAACTGGATTAACTTCAGATGTGCAAAAAGCTCAGCAAAAGGCCAAAATATCAGAATACGAAAGAAATAATCCTGCCAACAAATTTTTTAATACGGTTAGAAATAAGCCAATTAAGAAAAGCCAAACTGCATTACATCCGGATACTGGTGATGTAAGAAAAATATTTCCAGATAAAGATGAGTATTCCAAAGGTGGATCGGTGCGTAAAAATTTAACCGCTGAATTCTTAGCAACAAGGAAAAAAGCATGACAATCCTAGAAGAACTTCAAGCAATATCCCATGTCCGAGTCATCTACGAAGATGCAGATAAGATATTCTGCTCTGTGCGTGTGACGGTTAAGCGTATGGAGAAAATTAGCTCCGGTTCAATGATGTTCGACCATGCACGCTATCTGACGCTTGGCCAATTGGTTGTGTTCACAGATAAAGAAGTCGAGCACGATCAAGGTGGTGCATTATTTTTCAAAATGGAAGATGCGATAGACGTGGTTAATAATATCGCTGATTACATTACCAAAGAAAAAGAAGCACCAGAAGATTGTATTTTGATAGGTGAATAGAGATGTCAGTATTGAAAGCTATTGCGAGTAATTCAGGTGGCGGCGGCGGCGGAACTATATCCTCCATTACTTCTACTGGATCGACGATTAGTGTTACAAATCCTAGTGGCCCAATCACAAATGTAGATATTGCGCTTAGTCACAATAATACATGGCCGAGTATCCAAACTTTTAATATAGTTAATATCCCAACCACAACCAATACACCCATTGGGCTTATAGAGCAAAACGGCACTCCGCTTCTGCATACTTATACCCCAGCAACCGCTGGCACTCTCCCCAATCTTTTTCTTGGTAACAATGTCGGAAATTTTACCACGACAAGTTTGGGTGCTGGCTACGGTGCTAACATAGGCATCGGCGTTGACGTACTTGCTAATAATACTACTGGTTTTCAAAATACAGCTCTTGGGTATAGAGCGCTTTGGCAAAATACAGAGGGGTCAGGGAACGTAGCCCTTGGTTATCAAGCGTTACGCTTCAATACTACAGGCGGTGGAAATTTTGCTCTTGGATTTAATACCCTGGCCTCGAATCTTGACGGTATTCACAATTTAGCTATCGGTGAAAGTACACTTGCTCTTAACGATCACGGGACAGGTAATATAGGATTTGGGTATCAATCCAACTTTAATAATATCAGCAATTATAACATTGGCATCGGTTATTTTGCACTTCGGAGTAATACTACCGGCACTGGTAATGTTGGTATCGCAGTTGATGCTCTTTTTTCCAATACTACCGGGAATTATTCTGTTGGCATCGGATTTGCGGCTGGATTCTATGCCACGACAGGAGCTTCAGATAATATCTTTATTGGTTTCCAGGCTGGTGATGGAGATGAGACAGCGCCATACCGCTCACTAATAGATACAAGGTGCATCTACCTTGGAGAATATACTAGCCGCGAACCAGGTACGGCTCCTAATTCTAATCCACTAGATCGCGCTATAGCTATTGGCTTCAATGCTAAAGTTGGAGCAAATAATTCATGCGTTCTTGGCGGAAGTGGGGCCGATGCTCTGAATTTCGGTGTTCAGGTAACAGTACCAACGGCACGAATTCATCTCCCTGCTGGCACTGCCACCGCCGGTACTGCACCACTAAAACTCACTTCTGGAACAGCGCTATCTTCTGCTGAAGATGGGGTGATGGAATATGATAGCAGTCATTTATATTTTACCATCGGAAGTACGAGGTATCAGTTAGATCAGCAGACGGGAGCGCCGGGGCTGGGGGCGGTGCTTGCGGTAAGTAATGATGGCGGCGCGCATGATATAACTAATGTTGGAAATGCTACCGTTAGCAATTTAACAAGCTCTTGTAAATTCGCCGCGTCGGATAAATACGCTTG